TAGCATAGACACGGTTGACCTTTTGGATGGGCTGTTGTTCGCCATCCACGAGGTGATAGGCTTCCTTGTACTTGCTTCCTGCTTTTGCAATCAACTGAAAAGCGTGGATGTCGGTACAATCTGTAATCGTGGTTTCAGGTGGAGTGCCGAAAACGAAATAGTCCACGATGGCTTTGGCTACGATGGTAGCGTTGTTGTTTATGTTGAAAGCACCTGCCGGAGCGATGCCACGGACGAGGTAGCCGCCTTTGATTTTCCAACGTGGCTCACCTTTGTCGGTGTACAACTCTCCTGTGGGGATTTCCACATAATTGTTTACATCCTTTTGAATGATGCTCTTGATTTTGTCCTCCTCAAGTTCAAAGCCTGTGCGGTCTTGCCATTCCTGCGTAACCTCAAGCACCTTTGGGTAATCGCTTTCATCGAAAGACACCATAATACCATCGGTGTTTAACTGAATGATTTTGAGGGTAGGACACTCTGAGATAAGATGTCGTGACAACTCAAGCAGGAATAACTGACCTGTGATGCACACGCTTCTACCCATCAGAGGGTCGAGCAGGTCATTATACTTGTTGAGCATCGCTCCGTAGGTTGTATTCGCAACCAACTTGAGAGCGTTTGCTGTAGCCTTATCTCCTGCTTTTTTGGCTTTCATACGAGTTTCAAGCATATCCGCATAAATCTTAGGGTCAGGGATATTTCGGCTCGTATAGCCACAAATTGTCATCAGATGAGGGTAATACGATGCGACATCGTAGTTTCGGATAATTCTGCCGTTACCCTCGTGTTCTTGATAGAATGGGATAGCACCGTGGATGCCACCAAAGGCGATTTTGGTGACACAATCGTCAATGTTGAATGTGTAACTCTTACCCTTGACCTTGTTTCCTCGCTTGTCCTTACCGCCGAACAATTCCAAATCGGAAATCGTGTGGTCGTAGAGCAAATTAAAGAAATCGAAAACCTCTTGAGGGATGTACTCTCGGAGGAGGTTGTTAGGGTATTTGTACTCACGCTCATCGGTGTATTCGACTGTTTTCTGAGCATCGACATACAGAGCCGTGAGTTTCGCATTGGTCATACTAAGTGCTTTGACATCATCGGTGTGCTTCAACCTGCCGAGGTATATCTTATTGGTGAGATACCCTTTTCGCAGGTCTGTCAGTTCCTCGGTACAGTCAACATCGTGTTTACAATACTTAATGGTGAGAGCCAACTCCTCAGGAGTGAGAGGTCTATCGAGGTTGAAATCGACCTCGCTTTCCTCGATGCTCAGACCTAAGTGACCCTCGATAGCCTTGAGGGATAGACCCTTTTGCATATCGTCCATTACATCCACGTTGTTGAAACGATAGAACACACCTTGCAGGATAGGACATTGCCATCCGGGATTGTTCTGAGGTACTATCCAATCGTTGACCTGCTTGACCTCCTCAGGAGTGAAACCTGCACATATCGCTTTGATGATATATTGGTCATATCCTTTGGAATTAAATCCGCAGTAGATGGAGTCATCGTTGATGAACTCCTTAACACCGAGATTGTCATTGTGGAAAACTGCGTATTCGCCTGTTTCCTTGTCCTTGAAAACGACTATAAAATCGTGGGCGAAAACCTCTGAGTCATAGGTGTACCATCTCATACGCTTACACCTCCCAACAGGCTGTCGAGCCATTCAGAACGAGTCTGCGGCGGTTGCCAATCATCCTCACGGACTGCAAAAGCATCGCCGTGTTGAATGATATTGGGGTAATTATCCATCGCAACCTCCATCGGATAGGGGTCAATCTCGTATGCGTGGTAGGTGACATTGGTAAAGCCCATCTGCTCCAAGCAATATCGCCCGGTCGCAATGCCGTCATAGAGAGAGAGAACAATAATCTCCTCGTCACGAGGAACATCTTTGAGTGCGTGATTTAGCAGGTGGATGATGACCTCAGCAGTCCATCCGTTACCGAGTGCTTTGTAGGCTTGACTGTCCGATACTGCCTTGCAGTAATCGTCAGGCATCGTCTGCAATCTCGCACACTCTTTAACAGTCAGTTTGCGGATGATGTAGTAGCCATCTGCGAGGTCAATCTCGTACTGCTTACCTTTGATGGTGATGAGTCCGTTCTCGACCTTATAGACCGTGTAGGTCTTACCATCTGTACCTGACCGAGCCTTTGTCGGCTCTCCATTCTCATCCCACTCGACTGCGATTGCAAAACCGATAGGCTCTGCAACTCCTGTCGCACCATAGGTTGAGGTGTAGCAACAGACATTCGCAAGGCTTGTCTTACTGTACTGAGCCTTGACAGTCTGAGATTTGCCATCCGGGGGCACATTGACAGGGATAGCATACAGACCTGTCTTAGCACCTGCTCCTCCTCCACCTGCCGATTGAGTGACGGACTTGCCGTTAATATCGTAGATGCGTGAGGATTGACTACCGCTTATCTCACCTTGAGCGTTTGGCATATCACCGACTCTCACAGGCTCTGCTACGCTATCCCAAGTCTGTTTGGATGGGTTATCGGAGTAATTGCTCTCAAGGATGTGCTTACTACCCTTGTTGGCATATCCTGCGGTAACGCAACGTGCCTTACCTGATGCGAGAGGGTTTACAGGCTCAAAAGCCATAGTGTTCTGAGATTTTTCAAAATACTCTCGTGTGGTGGTGCGGCCCACGCTACTTATGACCGCTCTCGCTTTATCTCTGTCGGTACAGCCCTCAAGAACATCCTTGAGGAGTATTCCTCTGTCCTCAGGCTGTTCGATGTCACCGAAATTGGTCACATAAAACCTCTGTCGGTTTTGGGCTGACACGAGAGCCGAGTTTATGTAGGTAAACCTTACGGCAGGGTCAACACCGACTCCGAGTTCGGTAGCGATTTGGTCTTTGATAGCCTGTGATGCCGATTTGTTGTTCTCGTAGAGGAACAGGTCAGGCTTGAACTTTTCCTTAGCGATAAGGTAGTTCTTGAACAACTCCCAACCGATGCCCTCCGCAACAACCTCTCGTTTGTCCGGGGATTGGGCGATACTCCAATAGGTGCAAGGTGAGCCACCTATCAGTAACTTAATCGCCATCAGTCATCCTCCTCACAGATTGCTTTCAAAAGGTCTTTCATCATACCCTTTTTAACGTGGTCGATAGCCTGTGCGGCACCCTGAACTGTCTGCAACATCTCAAGGGTAGTAGCATCGGAACGGACAATAGATGCCGTACATTCTTTGCCATCCTTTTCGTGGTCACAGGCGAGAATAAGGGAATTGGTTTGAGAGGTGAACTCCACCTCATCGGTTTCAAGGTTTCTGATTGTGATTTCAAACTTTTTCATAACTTAATCTCCTATAAAGTAGCAATTATTTTTCTTGTAGGTGGTGCATCGCTTCTTGTAACTCTTGACAAGGTAGCCGATGTCATCCACGAAATCGTAGCAGATGGGGTCTGCTTTGCCCTCGCACACTCGTGCAATTCTGCCGATGCTCTGAGTGATGACAGCGTAGTCTTTTTGAGGAGTCACCATAAACAATCGCTCAAGACAGGGTATATCCAAACCCTCTTTGGCGAGTGAGTAGGTGGCGAATAGGTACTTTTTCTTGCCTGTACGCATATCCTCAAGAGCCTGTTCTCGCTCAGCCTTGCCCTTTTTCGATGTCATCTTTCCGCTTATCATCACAGCGTAGGGTTTCATCGTGGGCGGTAGTAGAGCCATAATGTTTTCAAGATGCTCCAATCTGTCGGAGAGTACCAAACACGAGTGACCTCGTTCCTTGAATAAGCAATCGTGGATGAACAGCGTTCTATCCCAATGCTCACATAAGTAGGTAATCAGTTTGGTGTAGTTCAACGTGCCGTCTGTATTCAAGCAGTCACGGCTTATCTTGACTCCTGTACCGACAGGCTTGATGCCGACTCTCATAACCTTGTCTGCCACGGCTTCATCCGGCACGGTGTAAACCACACCACCGAGGAGAGCGTAGGTTGCGATAATCATTCCATCAGACCTGTGGACTGTTGCTGACAATCCGTATTTGTGTCTTGCTGACAGGCTGTTGAGTACCTTAGAGAACTGAGTCATTGCTGTGGGTGTTCCTGCAACTCTGTGGCACTCATCTACGATGATGACATCCCACATATCCTTGTATTGAGCAAGGTCGAGTTTACACATCGTCTGAATGGTGGCGAATGTGACTCCCTTGCCGATATTGACCTTACCCTCGGTGATAGTACCGATTAGGGATTTGTCCATATATCGCTCGGCTCGTTCCTTACTCTGCTTTACGAGGTCGAGTGTGTGACACAGCCACAAGGCTCGTCTGCCGTACTCTCGGATGAGAGCGATACCCATTTGGGTTTTTCCGCTTCCTGCTTTACTTTGCAGGATGCCGTACAAGCCCTCGTGGGCTTCCTTGACGGCTTTTTGTTGGTAGGGGTAGAGAGGAATAGGGTTTCCGTAGTCAATACTCTCGTATGGCTTGAAATCGCTCTCGCAGGGGCATCCTCTGAGCATCGGTGCAATCTGTTTCAAACATCCGTAAGGGATGATGACCTTGCCACCGTGTACCTCATAGAGATACAGCCATTGAGGAGTGTTTCCGAGCCAAAATCCCATCCGAGCCTTTTTGCTGTACTCAGGGTTAGGGATTTTGAGATTTGACTGACACCACGTTATAATCTCCGGGGAGGGGTCTGTTATGGTGATGTTGTTGCTGACAACTACTTGCATCGTTTCACCCACCTCTCAAGTGGCATACCATACTCGTAGATTTCTGCGGTTGAAAGAGATGACTGAGCGTTCATATAAGCCTTGATGGTGAAAAAGGGTATCATAAAGATTTCCTCGTTCACTTTGAGAGCAAACCAACCCTCGCCATTGCCACACTCTTTCCAAAGGGTCATAGCCAATTCTTGATTGTCCTCCACTCTGCTGAGAGGGAACTTTCCATCGGAGCAGACCTTTGCATCAATCAGATAGGCTTTGCCGTTCTTAGCGGCGAGAACATCCGCAGGTTGTCCTGCTTTGTTCTGTGCAAGATTGTGAGTCCAAAAGCCGTAGCCATACAGGATGTCACACAACTCAGACTCAAAGGAGTTTCCTAACGCTCTGTTACTCATACTTAGCCATCCTCCCCTCAATCTTTTCGGTGTAGGAGGTAGAGTAGATACCTTTATCCCACAACCTCCACGCTCCTGTGGGGCCGCAGTTATAACGCATCAGAGCCTTTGTGATGTCACCATCGGTCTTTTCAAGATGACCTGCGATAATGGTGATGCCGCAAAATACATTCTGATAGGGGTCAAGGAAATCGGTGATGCCGTATTCCTCAGAGAGCCATTCGTGATTGACACTATTTATCTGCATCAATCCGTAATCGTTAGTGCCGGAGATGATGTTCGGTCTGAAAGAACTCTCGGTTTCAATCATCGCCATAATCAGAGCCACAGGCACGTTGTTCTGCTCACACAGCGTGAATATGTAGTCCTGCAAATCTTTGCTGAGGGGAACATCGAAATACTCAACCTGCTTTTCTACAGGAACGATAACGACCTGTTCTGCCGTACTCTCTGTTGGCGGCTCCGTCACCTCAACGATAAGGGGAGTGGATGTGACAGGTGCTTTCGTAACCTCCGCTACATCATCTTTTGCATCTACCGCAGACACTCTGCCAAGCATAAATCCCAACACAATGCCGATAATGAATATAATCGCCACTATGGTGAGCAGTTTTCTCTTTAGGCGAGGAGTCCACCTAATTACATATTTTTGTCCGTAAGTCATTGTTGCACCTCATCCGTAGGCTCGTGACCATACTTTTTCAAGTACCATTCACGATACGCTTTTTCGTTTTGTGGGTCTTTGTAGAAATCTTGTATTGCTTGAGCCATACCCACGATTGGTTTAGCGAGGTTGGATATTTGGCTTTGAGATAACTCAACAGGCATTTTCTGCTTCCGTCAAAATCTCATCGCACACCTTGAGAACTCGCTGTGCCTGTGGGTATGTGTAAACACCGTTGATGATGCTCGACATCAAAGGCGGCTGAATTTCAATTCCTCGCTCTCTTAACTGAAAAATCAACCACACTTGAGTTTTACCGAGTTTCTTTAGACGGTCTTTAATCTGATACATAGATTTCACCTCCTGTTTTCTGAATTTTTAGATTTCAAAATTCGGAATACCTCTTGACAATTTACGGATTTTAGTGTAGAATATTATTGTTCTTATAAATTCATAAACCCTATGTCAGGACTGAAAATCGTTACTTTTCAGCCCCAACTTTCTTATTGCCAAATCTGTATTTCGGATTTCTTGTTCTTATTATAAATCTAAATTTCGGATTTGTCAAGGGGTTTTTGAAAAATTTTAGATTTATTTTTCAAAAGGAGTTCTAAATTATGGATTTCGCCACTAATTTCAAGCGAATTTGCACCGAAAAAGGAACTAACCCCACCTCTGTGTGTAAAGAATTGGGGGTCAGTACCTCTAAAGTCAATCTGTGGAACAATGGCTCACTACCTAAGCAGGAAATGCTCCTCAGACTTGCTCAACACTTAGGATGCTCTGTTATGGATTTCTTTGCTGATGAGGAGGATTTATTGAGAGCGGCTAAACCTGAGAACGATGACGAGTTTGACATTCTTAGGGTGTTCCGTATGCTTGACCGCAGGACAAAACACGAGTTTATGTCTATGGTTTACGAGTACGAGAACAAAGCCGAGTTACAGGGGGATAAGGGAGAAACAGGCTCGGCTGTTGGCTGATATTAGAAAAGAAAAAGTCATCCCTTTTGAGGTCGTACAGACCTACCAAGAGATGACTAAGCGTAGAAAAGTATTGGAGGTGAAATTATGGTCAAAGCGGTAATCTATGCTCGGTACTCATCACATAACCAACGTGAGGAGAGTATTGAGGGTCAGTTAAGAAAATGTCACGATTTTGCCGAACAGAACGGATTTGCTATCATTGAGGAATACTGCGACCGTGCCATCTCAGGTAAGACAGACAATCGTGCTGAGTTTCAGCGTATGATAAAGGACTCTGAAAAAGGACATTTTCAAGCCATCATTATGTACACTCTTGACCGCTTTGCTCGTAATAGATATGACTCCGCTATGTATAAAGCGAAACTCCGTAAGAATGGAGTACGACTGTACTACACCGAACAATCTATCACGGATGAGCCGGAGGGTATAATTCTTGAGTCCGTCCTTGAGGGTATGGCTGAGTATTACTCCGAAAACCTCTCAAGAGGTGTGAAACGTGGTATGAAAGAGAACGCTCTAAAATGTATGATAACAGGTGGCTATATGCCTTTGGGCTATCGAAAGACCGCCGACAAGAAATTTGAGATAGACCCTGCGACCGCTCCTATTGTCCGAGAAATCTTTGACTTATATATAAATGGAAAGAGCCAACGGCAGATAGTGGATATACTAAATGAAAAAGGCTATCGTACCGCTAAAGATATGCCTTTTAGACTCGGAAGCATCTCAGGTATATTGGTAAACACCAAATACATTGGACTCTACACCTTTGATGATGTGGTCATAGAGAATGGCATACCTGCTATAATAGATAAGGATGTTTTTGAAAAGGCTCAGGAGATGCTCAAAAAGAATAAGCGAGAGTCCGGGCGAATGAAAGCCCCTATGCAGTATCTCTTAACAGGCAAGGTATTCTGCGGCCTTTGCGGTAGTCCTATGGCAGGTGAAAGTGGAACAGGCTCTCAAGGAACTATCTACAATTATTATAAATGTCAAGACCGAAAGAAAAAACATAACTGCATCAAAGCCAATGAGAAAAAGGATTGGCTTGAGCGGATTGTTGTAGAGGAAACTGTAAAACAAATTTTGCAACCTGAGGTCATTGACGAGATAGCCTGTAAGGTCGCAGAATTGGCTGAGAACGAGTTTAATGATAAGAGCCGATTACTTTCCTTACAAAGTGAGTTAAAGAGCGTACAGACAGCCATACGCAACCTCCTGCGACTTGTGGAGCAAGGTATTGATACTGAGGACATCGGAGAACGACTGCTCGACCTCAATTCTCAAAAAGCAGACCTGCAAAAGCAGATTGGTAAAGAGGAAAATAAAAAGCCGATGTTGACGAAAGACAGGATAGCCTTTTGGCTCACCGACTTTATCAACAACGGCGATATTAACGATATTGATTACCGACAGCGTATTATTGACACGCTTGTAAATAGGGTGTTTGTATTCGATACCGATGATGGTGGACGAAAGATTGTAATTACCTATAATACGAGCAATAATATGAAATCGACTATAACCCTATCTGACATAACTAAGTGTTCGGATATTAAGGGTTTCGCTCGACCACAACCGACAAATCCGAACTTTTTTATAATCAAGAAATGTGTCGGCATTGTCATCGAAATACCGGGTAGAGGGTAAATCCCCTACCCGGCTTTCTTTTTACTCAGTAGTATCGTCCTCAGTAAGTACCTCACCGACTGCTCCGACCTGCTCAATCATATTTACAGTCTTTTCATCAGCACCCAACTTTTCGGCGGCATCGGCTGTCGCTTCCGTGATAACCTTAACGCTCTTAGCATCTACGATGCCCTCCATAAGGCAGTACACGACCGTGGGGATGATGGTCATAGCGGCACCTGCGATGACCTGTACCACCTCATTATCACCAACGAAGAGAGTGATGATACCTGCGATGGCTGTGATTGCCGCAATGATGAACTTACGGCTTGTGAGTTTCTTGATGATGTTATTGTTCATAACAATACCTCCTTATACCTTTGTAAGATATTTAATATCAACAGCACCTGTTACAGCACCTGTTGCCTGAGTGGAAATGACCACACGAGAGCCTTTGATTTCTCTCACATAGAGGAGAGTGTCGTAAACCCAAGAGGAGAACTTAGTGGTCTTACCATAGACAGGAGCGTTCTTAGCCATCTTGACCTTATCGCCCACTTTAATGGTTTCGACCTCAGGAACTACCTCAGGTTTAGGCTCTACAGGAGTTTCAGTAGTAGCGATGAACGCATCCGTGAAACCTGCGGCCTTAGCCTTTTTGAGCATATTCTCAGCATTTTCCTTTTTGCTGTAAGCACCAATCTGCACTCTGTACAAGATTTTCACCTCCTTATCAGACTGACCCAACCTCTTGTTTACCTCCTCGGCAATCTGAGGGTGTCTGTCGTAAAGATATTTGCCCGGACAGGACTTGTTGGCAAACCAACGATGAACTGTCATATTCTGCTTGTCCACCTGACCGATGAGGGATTTATCTGCTTTCCAAAGCAACTTTTTGATGTTGTTTCTCTTGCAGATGTCGGTCACGAGGTCAATGAGGGCCGCATAAGCCTTGTCGGTTACTGCATACGGCTCTGTGGTATCAGATGCCACCTCGATAGTGATTGCACGTTGGTC